CAGGATCATCCAACACAAGGCTAGGATCAAAGGAAGCACCGTTGCTAAAATCAATTTCTGCACTAAATACTGCGGCTGGCATTATCTACCTAAGTTAGTTAATTGAGTAACTGCACCTGATCTATTCAAATTATACAAAGCATCTTGAATTACAGATTGCAATTGACCTTCTGAAATAACCGAACCGGCTACATTTACATTTACTGTTGTACCCATGCTACCCATACGGTCTAATGGAATTACAGCCTCAGGCCCAGCCTCACCAATTAAGGCTCTTGTAGGGCCAGTTACAATGCCACCATCTGCCATTGCGCGTTCACCTTGTCTGTAAATTGCAAACTCAGCCATGCTTGTACCGGTAGGATAAGATGTTGCAACAGATTGTACAGAACCTGATGAACTGGCAATTTCACCGGCTTTATAGGCTCTAAATTCAGCCATGCTTGCACCAGTTGGATAAGCAGTTGCAGTTATTACGCTTTTAATATCTTTGGCTAATCCAAGCATTTTTTTCAATTCTTCATTAGCCATAAACAAGCCCTGTAAATATAACAAGACTTCTGCGTTAGTCATATTCCATTTTTTAGCCAACATTTCAACTTCTGAAGTAGTAATCTGTCCATCTTTAATTACCAGTAAAACATCTGCATATCTTTGTGCTTCATTAACTGCGGCATCTGTACCTTCAGCCAATTTTTGCATAATCTTTACACGCGCTTCATCTTCTAAAGTAAGTTTGCGCGTTAATGCCGCTTGTAAATTGATCTTGTCAATGTCAAACATTGCTTGTAAATCAGCCTTCTTTTTATCAAAAGCGGCTTGTGCGGCCTTTTCTTTGGTCAGTGCTTTTTCTCTAGCCAAAATATCTTTTTGTATTTTTGCTAATAGTTGATCTGTGCTTAATTGTTTTTTGCCATACAATCTTTGTTGTTCTAAAGCATCAATAGTTAATTGAGATAGGCCTAAGTATCCACGCTCTTGCATGGTTCGCTTTTCTCTTAACTTAATACCCTCTTGTTCTATTTTTTGCAACGCATTTCCACCATAAGTTAAATCACCTGTAAAACCTTGAACTGCTACTTGTAGAAAATCAAAGTAAGCACCCAATCCTTTATTTTCAAATGTTTGAGCAGTACCAACAAATATATCTGCAAACTGTGTTGCAACCTTTTCTAATTTATAGCCAAATACATCAACGGCATCTGATCCAGTTGCAATAATAGATACGGCTGTGATAAATCCCTGGCCTAATGTTTCGGTGGCTTCTCCGGCACTAACAGAAAAGGATTTTAATTGACCAGCAAAAGTTTTGGTTTGTGCTTCTGCCGATCCAGCATATTTATCTAAACTTTGTATAACTTCTGTGAACCCAGCCGCTTTTGCTTCTGCGGCAGTGTAACCAATACCTAATGTACCAATAGATTTGTAATTGCCAATAGCCGCTTTAGTTATAGCATCTAAAACCGTACTTAAATCAAAACCTGTGCCGGCTGATGTATCTAAGGCTTTGGTTAATAAATATTGTGAAGATTCAACATCACCGGTTTGTGCTACAAGTTGCCTGAAGGCTGGCACTAATTGTTCTTCAGTAACATTTGTAGCGCGTTGTAAGTCTGCTATAAATCCTTTAATTTCAGGCAATTGAAATTGTTGCCCAATGCTTGCTAAAGTTAGTTGTAATTGTTTATCTAATTTTTCTTGCGCTAAAGCGGCATCAATTGATTTTTTAGCGAATATGGCCAGGCCTGCCGCCGCCGCGACACCACCGGCTTTAGCAAAAGCCTTTAATTTAAATGAGCCTGTTGCAACTACTTTGTCAAAACCTTTCAATTCTTTAGTTGCACGCTCTAAGCCTTTTTTATCAAATTTAGTTAGAAAGTTAATTGCAACATATTGACTTAATGCCATGATTAACCCCTAAATTCTTTACCTAGATATTTTTTAAGTACACCGTATAGATTATCATTTACTTGCCCACCTAATTGTTGTGATGCTCTGTAAATCAATCTTTTTTCTTTGTAAGCACCACTATTAGCAGTACCTTGTAATTTACCAATAAATGATTCACTAGCATTTGAGTTACGACTTACGCGCCTAGTTCTTCCGCGTGATCGTGATGATCCAAAACCTGCCAACTCATATATTATACCTGGTACAGATTTATTTACTATGGCTAAAGCGGTTACTGAAAATGTTGTGCCTTTAACTTTTTGTACTTTACTTTTAGCCGTGCTTACTCTTATGCCGCGTATAACTTCTGTTTGCGACCATTTCCAACGGCTTCTTTTATTATCGCCAATTGTTCTACCACGGTGAACATTGTCATTAGCCCAACCCCACTGTGGTGGATAGTTAGGTTCAACATCACGCCAACCTGGAAACGGTGAGTGTGGTACAAAACTTTGTGCTAATTTAGCAACAGGCTTTACTGCCTTGCTTAATTCCCTTCTAAATTCTTTTTGTAAATTAGGATCAACCTTTTTCATTTTTTCAAGAAGTTCAGTTAAATTTTCAACATAGATTGATGGCACTGCCGCCAATGATCTAGTACGGCCAGGAAGTTCTGAATATCTTGGTTTAATCATTACTTTCGCCTAACTGTTGCCTTCTTGTTGTTATAGTTTCGTTCTTGCAAGATGGCTTTTATTGCTAAGTAAATCGCTGGATCAACTTCTAATAAATCTTTAGGGCTGATACCGGTTGCAACCGCCACAGATGCGATTTCGTAGATTTGGCCGTGGCGGTCTATCCATTTTTTGAATCATACAATAAATCAATATCTGAATACTGATTGATGTAATCATCACCAAAGGCTAAATCTGTTTTACCGGCATCTTTTTCTAGTCGCCAAGCAAACCACCACAAATCCGATTCCATTTGTAGTTCACCTAATCTCTTACGCCAGCCTGTTTTAAATTCGGCTTCAAAAGCCACCTTTGCAGATGGCGTAAGATCATAGGTAATTTTCTTACCGTCTTTTTTAACAATCTCAATTTTGTGCATTGTCCCACCTTTTCTTTATTACGCGCTTGTTGATTTTGTTAATGCAGTTACAGGAAGTGATACAGAAACCGAACTTACTGCATCCACAGCACCGTTAATTGGTGTCCAGGATGAAATTAAGCATGACATTGTATAACTAGGATTTGTAGATGTTACTGTGCCTGATACTGGGATCAACTTGATGTTGAGTTTTGTACCTAGCGCATCTTCAAATAATGAGTTCACAGATGCAGACGCAAAATCATTGTACAGTTCTAAATTGAGTGTTGGGCGTTCAATCCCACCAATCATATTTTGTAGCGTGTCATTCATTGCGGTAATTTCTACCTGATCAATTTCTCTTGCAAGGCTGACGGTGCTGACAAAACTAGTGATAGTAGTTGTACCAACAATCACGGCAACTTTATTACCCATAAATATGGCCATATTATTCCTCTCTTACTAACCTATCAATTCAACCGAATATTGATAACTTAGGTAGTCAATATTAGCGGATGTAATTGTTCCAGGGCTTGCAGACACAACCCTGAGTGTTTGTACAGCACCGCTTAATGTTTTATCAGCCTCAATTGCGGTTTTAATTGAAGTTGAACCGGATGAAGCAAGTAGCCCATCCAATCTTGATTGTCCATCTTTTTCACTCATTCTACCAACTACAACAATTATCTGACATGTTGCAGAATCAAACCCTCTATTCAATGTAAAATCATAATTCATGTTCAATTGTCCAACTATTGCAAAAGCATTGTTAGTTGGAATGTTTGTGGAATCCGGTACATAATCAAAAACACGCATACCTGTGATTGTGCTTAATGCCGTTTTTAAATTAGTTCTAACGGTGCTAGGGGTCATGCAATAACTTCTTTTTTGTATGCTCTGACCATTGCGGTTACATCTCTACCAATTGGCGACATTCTGACAACGCCTAAATCACCTAATCCTAAGATTCCACCGGGCGCATCTTTACGCTTGTATAGGTCGGCAGTTAATATTAAACAGGCCATATTTAGATCATCCGGCACTGAAGGCCAACCCCATCTTGCAGTTACTTGCACGCCTGGACGCAATCCATTTGATGTTAAGCCTGGGAATATAGGCCATGATTCGGTATTAGATACCATTGTTAATTGTGTAAAAGGTCTATTTAAAGATTGTGAAGTTAATGGGTCTAAAATAAAATCTGTGTTTAATGTTAATGTTTTGGAATATGTGCCGTTACCATCTTCATCTGTTTTAACAACTAAATTACTTGTAGTTCCAATATCATCTACAAAAACAAAAACATTAGAGTAAGCACGGTAAAGCCGTGCTGATGCTGTGGCATCTAAATAAAATCTACGGTTAGCAATCCGATCAATTGACCTAGATGCTGATTCAATTAAATTTTCTAAAAGATCATTATCAGTATTGTCTGAAATAGACATATAACCTTTGATCTCAGCCAATGTTGCATATCCATTTGTTATAGCCATGATTGGTATCCAAATCCTGTATCGCCCTGGGACATTAGACAAACTCCATTCTTTAAATACCAATCATAGTTAGAATCCAGGCCACAGGAAGGGTTGCGGCCTGGAAACTTATATTGCTTAGAAGGATGGTGCGGCTAAGCCTGTACCGTTGATCTGAGCAATTGCGCCTGGGTAGCGAAGTGATGTAAAGGCTGACATACCAAACATAACAATGTTGATTGCAACCTTGCCATTTGGCTCTTCAAACTTAACATAAGTTGGTGAACCGGCTTCTTCCCAAAGATGACACTCATTAAGATCAACCACAAAGATTGTATCTTGATTTGTGCTTGTACCGATATTCGTTGCAATGTTAGCATCTGTAATAATTGGTAAACCAAGTATTGAGTAGCCGCTATTGCCGTACGGTGGTGTACCCGCGCCTGTACCCATTGCGTTCTGTGGGTTGTATGCGTTTGGTACTACAAGTGGGCGATTTGAACCATCTACTCCCGCCAATAGGAAACCTAAGCGGCGTGGGTGCATGATGATTGCATTTGGATTAGCATAAATTGTAGATTGAATCTGTTGGATTGAATCTGCAATCTTTGGATACAAGCCTGCAACTGTACCTGTGGTTGCTGTGTAAGTAACCAAGATTCCTGTTGTCATGCTCTTTAGACCTAATGGTTGCCCATTTGATCCTGATCCATTTAGAAGCGCATCATCAAGTTTTGTGTGATAAGCGCGTAGCAAGTCTGCTAATACAATGTTTTCAATGTTGTATCCGCGTAGTAATGCTTGCTTTGA